ATCGACTGCACCGCCGGACGGGCGCGGTGCAGTCGATCCGCGGTACGGGCCTGATCACGCCGTAGCGGACAAGCCGGGTCGGGACGGCGCGCTCTAGCCCCCTGGGGCGAGCCGTCCCGACCCTCCAACACAAGGGGGCAACAGGAATGGTCAGCACGACCGAGCGGTATCCGAACTGGTTCAAGGTGACGGCCGAGGAGAACTTCGAGCGGCACCTGCTGCCGCTCGAAGGGCCGCTGCACTGTCTCCAGGTCGGCGCGTTCACCGGCAACACTTCCGTGTGGCTGCTGGACCGCCTGCCGGGCTCGACGCTGGTGGACGTCGACACGTGGCAGGGCAGCCGGGAACTGTCCGAGTTCGACTTCGCGGACGTCGAACGGACCTACGACCGGCGGATGGCGAAGCCGTCTCGCGCCGGCCGCGTGACGAAGGTCAAGGGCACCAGTGAGGCGTTCTTCGCGGTCGAACACCAGAGCTTCGACTTTGCCTACATCGACGGCGGTCACGACAGCTACACCGCGATCAACGACCTGATCGGCGCCTGCCGGCTGCTGAAGCCGGGCGCACTGCTCGCGGTCGACGACTACAACTGGACGACCGTCGCTCTCGCCGTGGACGCCTTCGAAGCCTCCTACGCGGGTCGGGTCGAGCGGATCGACTCCACGCCGGCGCAGGCGTGGTTCCGCAAGGTGGCAGACCAGTGAAGGTCCGGGACACCGTCGCCATCGGGTGGCTCAACCCGGGCCAGGTCGACGGCATGTTCGCCATGTCGATCGCGGTCCTGTACCGGGAGCGGCCGAGGATCACCGCCCTGTTCCACGACGAGAACTCGGGACTGCTGTCGCGGGGGAGGAACCTGCTGGTGGCGAACTTCCTCGAGCAGACCGACGCGCAGTGGCTGCTGATGATCGACGCCGATGAGCAGCTGTCGGTGGAGGGGTTCGACAAGCTGTGCGCCGCGGTGCACGACGTTGAGCGGCCGATCGTCGCCGGCCTGTACTTCGGGGCATGGCGGGGTGACTTCTACCCGGTTCCGGTGCCGCTGATCTTCCGGGACCACCCGACGATGCCGACCAGGTTCGCGCCGATCGTGGACTACCCCCGAGATGCGGTGATCCCGATCGACTCGGCCGGCACCGGCTGCCTGATGGTGCACCGCACGGTGTTCGAGCGGATCCGTGAACGGGACACCAACCCGCATGACCCGCAGCGCCGGTGGTGCTGGTTCCGGGACATGCCGGTGAACGGCGACTGGTATTCGGAGGATCACTTCTTCTGCTCGGTGGCGCGGGAGAACGGCTTCCCGCTTCACGCGCACACGGGGGTTGTGTTGCCGCACCGGAAGCGGTTCTGGCTGGACGAGAGGCATCACTTGCTGAATCACCCGGACATGTTGACGGCCGAGGAGCGGCGGTCCGCTCGTTGGGCCCATCTGGGCGGCGAGTCGATGGAGACGGCTGACGTGAAGGACGTGCACGAGTCGGCCGCCCTGGCTCGGCCGGAGCGCGTGAAGCCGAAGTTGGTACCCAGTGAGCGAGAGGTCAGGCGTGCATGAGCGAGCCGACCGCGATCGTCACCCTCGATGACGTCAAGCAGTTCATCGGGATCCCGGCAACGCAGGGATCCCGGGATCTGGTGTTGCAGCGGTACATCGACGCAGCCACGAAGTGGGCCACCTACGTGTCCGACGCGGTCATCCCGGAGACGTTCACGAACGAGGTTCACTCCGGCGGCGGCCCGACGATCGTGCTGTTCAACACGCCGATCCTCTCCGTCTCGTCGGTGATCGAGTACGTGGGCACCACTGCCTACACGCTGACCCAGTCGGAGGCGGGCACCAACCAGACGTACGGGTTCTCGATCGACAACCCGTCGGCCGGCATCCTGTCGCGGCGCTGGAACGGGATGGTGGGCAACTTCATGCCGGGCCGCAACAACGTCGTGGTGACGTACAAGGCGGGTTACGAGGTGATCCCGGCCGACATCGCGACGTACGTGCTGATGGACATTCAGGTGCTGTACAACTCCTCGCAGCAGGGACGCCGGCAGGGCAACAACGGTGGGGAGCAGTTCACGGCCACGCTGCCCTTGAATGCGTTCCCTCGGCTGGCGTCGCTGATGCAGTCCTCGCGGCGCACGAGCGCGATCGGATGAAGCGCCGCATGAAGGGCATCGAGCCCTGGATGTTCGGCGCCACCGTCACAGTCAACGGGCGCGAGGTGCACGCCGAGATTGGCCGCTTCACCCTGCTCGGTCGGATCCGCATGGCCCTCCGACGATTGCAGGGCAAGCCCGCTTGGCAGGTGCTGCCGCTCGCCGATGAGGATCTTTTGTGACGACCTACCCGACCTCGAGCGCCCCGGCGGCAAAGGCGTGGCTGTACGGGCAGATGCAGTCCACCCTGACAGCCACGAGCGACGCCACGTTCGGTGTCAGCTACGCCTCGGACGTCGACAATCCGAACTCGCCGGACGACATGGTGTGGCTCGGTTCGGTCGTCAACCGGGTGGTGTCGCGGCTGGCGTTCGTCGGCAACATGGGGCAGGACGCGCTGCAGGAGGAGTACGACCTGCAGGTCGTCGTCTCCTGTTACCGCGCGGGCGAAGAGGGCGCGACCGTCACCACGGACCAGGCACCGATCGCGGAGGCGCGGGCCTGGGCGCTCGCCGGTGCCATCGAGACGATCGCCCGCACTGATCCGACGTTCGGTGGCGCGGTGATCACGGCCCGGCCGGGCGAGTCGAACTGCGACGTCGACTGGGACGAGAGCGGCAACGGGCGGGTCGCCGATCTGACCCTGTCGATCCACTGCTTCATGACGATCTGAGAGGACCCACTGGAATGGCTACCTGCCCCGCTGACGGCTGCTCGCTTCCCGACGGCCACCTCGGCTATCACGACGCTCCAGCGGAAGCGCCGGCACCTCGCAAGAAGCCTGCGAAGAAGGCGTCGAAGCCGGCCGTGAAGAAGGACGCACCACCCGCACCCGAACCCGACCCGGCGCCTGCCGGCGACACCAACCAGGAGTAAGACATGGCGACCGGAAACCTCGTCCCGTCCGAACTGTCCATCATTGGCATCGCCAAGCAGAGCGTCATCGGCACCGGCGTCGCCCCGACGAACTACCTGCGGCTGACCGACGTCAAGCCGCAGCCGAACGTTCCCTACCTGGCGGACAACTCGTTCCAGGGCGACATGGCGAAGGTTCACGACCTGATCCAGGGACCGACTTCGACGTCGTTCGAGATGAACAGCAACCTGTACGCGGACGAGATCGGCTGGGTCCTCGCCTCGCTACTCGGCGACGTCTCGACGTCCGGCACGCAGGACCCGTTCACCACCACGTTCGCGCTGCTGAACTCGACGCAGGGGCAGACGAAGTCGTACACCATCACCGACTGGAACGGCTCGGACGGCACCCAGTACGTCGACTCCAAGGCGAACGAGCTTGCGCTGTCCTACACGGCCGACGGGCTGGTGACGGTCGACAGCAAGTGGGACGGCATCACTGCCGCCTCGACGACGCAGCCGACCGCGACGATCAGCGCTACGCACGCGCTGCCGGCGTGGAAGAACACCGTGTCGATCAACTCGCTGTCGGGTCCGCTGGTGACGGACCTGTCGCTGTCCATCAAGCGGACCAACGTGCCGGTCCCGGCAATGGCGGCCAGTTCGACGCAGCCGGTCGCCGCCATCTTCAACGCGGGCGACCTGGACTACACCGGCTCGGCGACGGTCGTGTTCGACACCACCAACGGCAACACGATCTACGGCTACTTCAAGAACGGCACCATCGTCCCGCTGGTGATCGACCTGAACTCGACGGAGAGCGCGGCGCACGAGGTGAAGTTCACCTCGACGCAGGCGCTGATCACGATGGCGACGTTGCAGCGGGCGTCGGCGAACTACGTGAGTCTCGCGATCCAGTTCGAGGGTGTCGCCAACACGACCGACGTCGGCGCGTCGGCTGGCCGGTCGCCGGTGAAGGCGACCACGAAGTCCGGCACCGCCTCGGGCACCTACGCGTAAATCCATCAACCCAAGGGGGCAGTAATGAACAAGGTCAATTTGCCGGATGGTGGGTGGGCGGTGCTCCGTGACCCGGAGACGGTCACGGAGCGGCAGCGTCGCCCGCTCGTCCGGTTGCAGCGCCGCACCATCATGAAGTCCGCGTCGGCACTGGCGGGGCTGGACCTCGACAAGATGACGCCGGCCGATGCTCTGACGAAGTTGGCGCCGACGCTGTCGGACGAGGACTTCGACGCGCTCGAGGACATTGACGACATGGTGATAGTGACGCTCGTCGATTCGTGGTCGTACGAGCAGCCCGTCACGGTCGACGGATCGCTGGATCTTCCGTCGAAGGCCCGGTCGGCGCTGCTCGAGGAGTGCCGGCCGCTGATGAGCCGGCTGCTCGGTGACACGACGGACGAGGACGTGCTGGACCCCGATTCCCCTACCGAGCCCGCGAACGGTTCCGACAGGCCCTGACCGGCCTGCCCGTGAGCGGGCAACTGCCTGAGGAAGTACGGACGCTGCGGCTGCTCGACCTCGGTGTGTCACTGAGCGAGATCGACGGGGCTTCGGCGATGCGGCTGGACGAGCTGCTCGCCCTGGATTCGATACGCAAGGAGGCCGAGCGTGCCGACGCAGGGTGAGTGGACGGTCGACGGTTCAGCCGCGGATCTTCGGGCGTTGTCGAAGCGGTTGCGGGCGACTGGTCAGTCGGGACTGAAGCGGAACATCGGGAAGGCGATCCGGTCCGCGACGGTGCCGGCGCGGGACGCGGTTCGGACTGAGATCCGGACAGTCATGCCGCACGGTGGCGGACTGAATGAGTGGCTGGCGAGAGCGTCGATCACCTCATCCGTGCTTACCGGACCGAACACCGCAGGCGTGGTGGTGCGGGCCAGTAGGCGGGGCCACAACCTGCGGATGATTAACGCCGCGGGGGAAGTGCGACACCCGACCCGTTCGGGGCCGAGGTTCCGGGACACGTACCGGAAGAAGTGGGGCTCGACCGACGTGCCGGACCACTTCTGGGAGCACGCGCTGGAGCCGTTCGGCCCCGCAGTGCGGGAGGCGCTGAAGCTGGCGCAGAACGTGACGGCCCGCGAGGCGGGGTTCATCTGATGCACGCGACCGAGGATGGGAGGTAGGTATGGCGTCGGACACCACGACCCTGCTGTACCGCTTCCTCGGCATCGACGCGGGCGCCGGTGCTTCGTTCGACCGGATGGCCGGCAAGACGGCGCTGCTGGGCGATTCGTCGAAGACTGCGCTGGCGAAGGTGAAGCTGCTCGCCGCCGGAGTCGGGGTCGGCGGTATCGCGATCGGCATCGCGGCCGTGAAGATGGCGTCCGATTTCCAGCGGTCGATGCTGCTGATCCAAACCCAAGCAGGTGCGTCCGCGGGTGAGGTGAAGCAGTTCAGCAAGGCGCTGCTGGCCATGTCGGGACAGGTGGCGCAGTCGCCTGAGGCGCTGGCGACGTCGCTGTATCACGTCTACTCAACGGGGCTGAAGGGTAAGCAGGCGCTCGACGCGGTCCGCATCGCCGCTGAGGGCGCGAAGGTCGGAAACTCCGACCTTGAGGAGACGACCAACGCCCTCACGTCCTCGATCGCCTCCGGGATCAAGGGCGTGCAGAACTACGGGCAGGCGATGGGCGCGCTGAACGCCATCGTCGGCGCGGGCGACATGAAGCTGTCCGACCTGAACGACGCGCTCGGCACCGGCATCCTGACCGCCGCCAAGGTGTTCAACGTCTCCCTCACGCAGGTGGGCGCCGCGCTCGCGGTGTTCGGTGACAACAACATCCGCGGCGAGGACGCAGCCACGAAGCTGCGGATGGCGATGCAGGACATCGCCCAGCCGGCCGCGCACGCCGACAAGATCCTCGCCCAGGTGGGCCTCACCGCCGGCCAGCTGAAGGCGGCCCTTGCGAAGGGTGGCCTAACGTCAGCGCTCGAGATGCTGTCCAGCCACATGACGGCGGCTGGCATCACTGCCGGCAAGGTTGGGCCGTTCATCGAGCAGGCGTTCACGAAGAAAGCGGGTGTCGGCCTCGGCATCCTCATCGATCAGATCCAGCGGTACCGGCAGAAGGTCGAGGAGGTCCAGAAGGGCGCGGCAGGGTTCGGTTCGGCGTGGCAGGCGACTACTCAGACGGCGGCGTTCGCGTTCGAGCGGCTCAAGTCCGAGGCGCAGGCGGCGCTGATCACGCTGGGGCTGCACCTGCTGCCGGTGGTGACGTCGGTGGCGAGCGCGATCGGTCGAGACCTTCCGCGGGCGATCTCGGCTGCGCGTAACGTGCTGAGTCCGCTCGGAGACCTTGTGGGCGGCGCGGTTTCGATCGCATGGCGCACGCTGGGGGAGGCGCTCAGTCTTGCGGCGGACGCATTGCGGGCTGTCGTATCCGTACTCCAGAGCAACCGGGGATTGTTCACTGCGGTAGCGGTCGGTGTAGCGGCGATGTGGGCGGCCTTCAAGGGCTACCAGATCGCCCGGGCTGCCATTATCGCGATTCGCGGCGCGATGGAGACCTTGGCGCTGCGGGCGATGTACGCCAGGCAGGCGGTTAGCGGGTTTGGGACGCAGCTCAGCAGCATGAGCACGGTCGCCTTGCTCGGTAAGGTCGCACTGGTCGGGGTGGCGATTGCCGCGGCAGGGCTCACTTACGCATGGGCGCAAGGGAAAGAGCGGGCCGCCGAATACAAGGCGATCGTCGAGCAGTTCTACGGCGTACTGCAACAGACCAAAGGCGCGATCAACGACACCGTGATCGCCCAGGTGACACAGAACCTTGCACAGAACGGCGCTTACGACGCGGCCCGCAAAGCTGGGATAGCGCTTACGACCGTCACGCAGGCCGCGCTGGGGAACAAGGCAGCGCTCCATCAGCTCACTGATGCCAACATGTCGTGGGGTCGAGCGGTCGTAGTAACGAAGGTCGCCGAACAATCTCAAGCGATCAAGGACGCCGCTCATCAATACCAGCAGGCCACCACGCAGGCCAAGGCCAACGGAACTGCGACCCGGACCGCCACCTCGGCCCAGAAGGCGAGCGTCCCCGTCATCAAGACTGCGGCTCAGTCGATCGCCGACCTGACGAAGAAGCTCCAGAACCTCGTCAACGCCGAACTTGCGCAGGCCGGCACGGTCGACTCGTTCAAGGAGGGGCTGCTCGGGCTGAAGAAGCAGGTGAAGGACAACAGCGACTCGCTCAGCCAGAACACGCTCAAGGGGCTGCAGAACCGAGACATGCTGCTCGGGATCCTGCAGAACGCGGAGAAGGCGGCCGAGGGGTCGAAGAACTACGGCAAGACGCTGATCGGCAACGTGAAGCAGTTCGAGCAGTTCGCGACCAGCGCGGGATTCAGTCGGGGGGCGGTCGAGAAGCTGCTCAAGCAGATGCACCTGATGCCGAAGCAGATCCGCACCCGCATCTCCCTCGACGCGTCGGGCGTCAGCACCGCACTCGCGGCACTGACGCAGGAGGCCGGCGCCGTGGGTGGGCGCATGGCAGCGAACATGCGGGCCTCGTTTCGCGACGGCATGGGGATCAAGTCGCCGTCGCGGGTGATGCAGTACTACGGGCAGCAGATGATCGCCGGGCTGAAGAACGGCCTCCACGGTGCCAGCGCTATCGCGAAGGCGCTGGCGCACGGGTTCATCAGCGGATGGAAAGACGGCACGTCGAAGCTGAAGACGGCGATGTCCACCCCGGTCCAGACGGCGATGGACAAGCTGACGACGATCGTCGACAACGCGATCAAGAGGCAGCAGGGACGGCTCAAGTCGGCGCAGTCGGCGTTGCGGGACCTGCTGAAGCAGCGCGCGTCGGACATCGCGAGCCTGGCGGGCAACATCTCGAGCTCCGCGGGCCTGTCGAACCTGTTCGGCACCGACGCGAACGGCAACCCGACGGTGACGAACGCCAACACGTTCCTGTCGGCGCAGGCCAAGACACTGCAGAACTTCGCCGCCGACCTGAAGTGGGGTTCGCGGCACGGACTGTCACCCGCCCTGCTGTCGCAGATCGCCGATCTCGGCGCCGACCAGGGCGATCAGGTGCTGAAGCAGTTCATGTCGGGGCAGGCGTCGATCGGCAGGGCCAACGCGTCCGAGGCGGCGATCCAGCGGTACTCGACGGGGGCGGCGACGACGGTGGAGTCGGCGGTCTACGCCAAACGTGAGGCCGCTGACCGGAAGGCAGTGCGGGAGCAGGTCGCCGAGCTGAAGCAGCTGAACCGGACGATGCGGCGCATCGAAACGCGGACGGCGCACAATGCCGCTACGCATCTGACCATCGACGCGAAGACCGGCCGACCGGTCGTCGACAAGCACTTCATCGAAGACATCATCAAGGGCATCCGCGCCGCTCAGCGGGTCGCCGGGAAGAAGCTGCTGTGAGCCAGACGCCGCTCACCTACAAGGTGGAGATCGACGTTTCGGGTGGGGCGTTCGGGTCGGCGTTCTCCGCGACCGACGTGTCGTCGAAAGCGGTCGCCGGGCTGGGGTTCGAGCCGGTAACGGTGACGTGGGGTCGGCAGGATCAGTTCTCCGCGGTCAACCCGACATCAGTGTCCGGTGCGCTATTGAACACGGACGGCACGTTCAGCCCAGGCAACACGTCCGGCACCTACTACCCGCGTATCCGCCGGGGGCTGCGGCGCCGGGTGTCGGTCGGGGTGAACTCGACGACGGTGCACCTGTCGGAGGACTACGCGACGTCGCTCGAGGTGGTGCCGGCGAAGGACAGCCCGGCGGTGACGAACGTCAGTGGGTCGGACATCTTGGCTCGCTTCGGCGGCACCCCCTCGACGAGCGACCCGTCCTCGCCGATCGTCGGAACCGCCCTGCGCTCGGCGAGGACGGGTCGCATGCTGGTCGACTCGCCGACGTGCCTCTACATGCTGCAGGAGGCCGACGGGGCAACCTCGTTCGCCGATATCACGGGGACGTGCTCGCCGCTGGTGGTGACGAACTCGAAGTACGGCGCGGGGACCGTCACGGCCGGACAGTCCGCCACCGGCACGTTCTATGGCGGCACGCTCGTCAATGTTGCGAACTCGCACTACGGAACCTCGACCCGCGGCGGTTCGTGGCTGGAGACGAGCCAAGCGCCAGCCCAGGGAAGCACTTTCTCGGTTGAGCTGTGGATTCAGACCCCGGCGTCGGCGCCGGCCAGTGTCGACGCGCAACTGCTCAACTGGGGCAACGTCGCGGTATTGATCAACGCGACGACGGGGAAGGTTCAAGTCGGCGCCGGCATCGTCTCGCCCGCGTCGATCTGCGACGGCGGCCTCCACCATCTCGTGATCACACAGACGGCGTCCGTTACGCAGCAGCTCTACATCGACGGCGTATCCGTGGCCAGTACGGGGCTCCTGTCGTCTTCGTCGGCCTCCACGAACCTGACGGTCGGCGCGCTCGACGACGGACTCGGCGGGGTGAAGCTCCTCTCGGCTGGGATCGCCTACCTCGGCACGTACGCCGCTGCTCTCTCATCGAGCAGGATCACCACCCGCTATCAGGCCGGGGTAACCGCCTTCGCCGGGGAGCGCACCGACCAGCGGGTGACCCGCCTCCTGTCGTACCGCACCAACACCGGCTCGAGCCTCGATACCGGCCTCGGCACGGTGGGGGTCCAGTCGATCACCGGCCGCTCCCTGCAGGACTGCCTGCTCGAGGTCGGGCAGGTCGAAGCCGGCGCAGTGTTCGTCGACGGGATCGGCCAGGTCAACTTCCGGTCCCGGTCTCGACTGTTCAACCCCACCCCGACCGTCACCCTCGACATGTCGGCCGGTGGCGTCGACTTTGGATCCAACTGGCGCGAGGACACCCAAGGCGTCATCAACGATGCCATTGTCACCAACTCCACCACCGGCTCGGACCAGCGGTTCTACAGCGCCAGCAGCATCACCACCGACGGCGAGTTCTCCACCAGCTACAGCCTGCCGCTCAACGCCGACGCCGACGCGCTCAACCTCGCCGGGTGGATCGTCGTCAACGGCACGCAGCAGCAACTAACCGCGACACCGCTGATCGTCAACCTGCTGCACCTGACCGCCGCGCAGGCACAAGCCGTGCTGCAACTCGCGCCGCTCGACTGCATCCAGCTGACCCACTGCCCCGCCCCGGCACCCGCATCGACGATGACGTTCATCGTCCAGGGTGGCGTCACCAGCCTCGCCTCCGACGCGGCGACGGTGACGCTCAACCTCACCCCACTGCCCTATCCCGTCGGCGTGTGGGACTCCACTCTCTGGGACGCCACCACGGCGACCTGGGCTTTCTAGGAAGGCGCCCGCATGGCCGGATTGCAGACCGTCACGACGCCCATCACCGGGACGCCGATCTCCTCGAGCACGTTCGGCATTCCCGTCGCCAACAACGTCGGCGTCCTGGCCAACCCGCCGATCGCGAAGATGCGGAACTCCGTCGCCCAGTCGATCCCCAACAACACCAATACGGCCCTCACCTGGGATACGGAGGACTGGGACACGGTCGGCGGTCACTCCACCGTCACCAACACCTCCCGCTACACGTGCCAGAGCGGTTATGCCGGCTACTACCTCGTGCACGCCGCCGTCGCATGGGCATCCAACGCGACCGGCGTCCGGGACATCTGGGTCATGAAGAACGGTGTCGACGTGCCCGGCTCGATGATCACCGTCCAAGCGCCACCGGCCGGCGTGTGGTCGCAGATCTCCGAAACCACCGTCCAACTCGCCGTCGGGGACTACATCGAGGCGATCGTGCTGCAGACCAGCGGCGGTGCGCTGCTGACCGATCTTGGCGGGGCGGCATCGGCGCGGCAGTCCCGGCTGGAAGTGCAGTGGATTCACCAGTAGGCCCGACCTTGGCGCTCGCACTGCTCGGGAAGAGGTACTGACCCCATCTGACAGAGGAGGCCGGGTGCATGACTACTGCCCTGACGGTGGGGACCGTCCGTGAACGTCACCAG